GCTAACAGTGCCGAGGCCAGTGCAGCGAAAGAACTGCAAAACGTGTATCAGCAGCTCATCAATGACATCAAAACCGACCGCGAAGAGCAGAAGGCTTACATTAACGAGCTGAAGGAGGATCGCCAGCATCTACGAAAAGAGAACAGCGATCTGAGGGAGCGTCAAGACAGCACCGACGAGATGGTGCGGCAATTACAACGTGAGGTTGCCCGCAACGGTCGGATGGTGGAGTCGATGCGCCCTTTTTTATGCGGAAACACCGGCTGCCAGATTCGTCAGATGATTTCCATCGCCGAAAACGGCGACGTGCGTCAGACCAAGACCCGCAAGCCGAAGGATGAGGGTGACTACAACAAAAACGAAAAGTAACCATGATACTATTCAAGCGCGGATCGCGTGGTGAGGATGTCAAGCAGATTCAGATTGCACTGCATCTGTACCCTGACGGCATCTTCGGCCCCCAGACGGAGGCAGCGGTCAAGGAGTTCCAGAGAGAGCACAAGTTAAAGGTTGACGGTATCGTCGGTCCCGCCACGTTACTGCTTCTCATACCCCAGCGATTCAAGAAGAGCCGCCGCCGTATCGACGAAATCATCATACACTGCTCGGCCACGCCGGAGGGTAAGGACTACACTGTTGACATCATACGTGGCTGGCATCTGGCACGTGGATTCAGTGACATCGGCTATCACTATGTGATATACCGTGACGGCACCATACATAATGGCCGTGACGTGGATGTGATAGGTGCTCACTGTTCAGGTCATAACGCTCACTCCATCGGCATCTGCTACATCGGAGGAATGACCTACGACAACAAGAAAGCCAAGGACACCCGAACCCCTGAGCAGAAGATTGCACTCAACGCCCTGCTCTCAGACCTTCACAAGCTCTATCCCAAGGCCAAGATATACGGCCATCGTGATATGTCACCCGACATTAACGGCGATGGTGTGATTGACGAGCAAGAGTGGATGAAGCAGTGTCCGAGCTTTGAAGCCAAGAAAGCATACAAGAGCATCTTCAGCGATGTATGGTAATCCTTTTGGCGTAAGTTCCCGATAATCAGATAAAAGACAAAAATATGGGTATTTTCTCTTTCAAAAGAAACCTGCGTGAAGCACCGGCAGCGCAAGCCGACTCCCAGGTGCCCGTCGCTGTCGAACAGCCGAAGGGTGCCGATTGGGAGGGTAACGTGGTGCTGCCTAATGGTCGCAAGTCTCTGCTTGTACCCGCCTGGTTCCGTGGCGTATCGCTGCTGATGCAGACCATGGGTCAGATGGTGGTGCAGTATCAGAAGATGAACGGCGAAGGTGGCAACTATACCGAGGACCGTTACGGTGTCGGACGCAAGGTCAATTACTTGCTCCAGCGTCGGCCTAATCCTCTGATGACGGCCAGTCAGATGCAGGAGCAGATCGTGTATCGTCAGATTTACTACGGTAACGCATACGTGTATATCGAGCGCAATGAGTATGATGACCCCATCAACTTGTGGCTCTGCACCAGCGGTGCGTACAATCCCGTGTCCGACACCTATATCCTGGTGTATAACCGACTTCACGGTCCCGTCAGCAAGATTATGGTTCCCTCCAAAGACGTGATGCACTTCAAGAACGTCATCATGGATGAGGGTATGTATATGGGTCTGCCGACTATCACTTTTGCGATGAAGGCACTCTCTATCGCTGCCACCGCCGATGCCCAGACTCTTCAGGATGTGGCCAAGGGTGGCAAGTACAAGGTCTTGATCCAGGAGCAGAAGGCACAAAACGGAACTATCGGCATCCTGGGACGTGCCAACCAGCAGGAACTGAAGAACGCCACCGAGCGATTCCGCACCGATTGGATGAGCAATGACGTGGTGATGCTGGATAACGTGGCCGATGCCAAGATGATCAGCCAGACAGCCCGCGACCTCCAGCTGCTTGAGCAGCGTGGATTCGAGGTCAACGACCTGGCACGCATCCTGGGAATCCCGCGTATCATGATGATGGAGGATGCCGGCTCATCGTACAAGATGCCGGAGCACGCCACTCAGGAGTTCCTTCTGCGTACCATCCAGCCGCGCATACGTGAGCAGGAGGATGAGTACAACACCAAGCTGCTGACACCTGACGACTTTGGTAAACGCCGCATCCATGTATGTGAACTTGCCTTGCGCCGTCTGGACGCCAAGGGTCAGGCCGAAATCAACAAGATTCTCCTTGAGTGTGGTGTGATGAGTCCCAATGAACTGCGCAACAGTTATGATCTGCCGAGTATCGACAAGGGTGACACTCACTATGTGAGCACCAATCTTGCCGAGGTAGGCAGTGAGAAACTGCGTGCTGTCAGTGGAGCTCAGACCACCGAAACCAAAAGGGAAGTAACGACCTCCCAGGAGGAGGAAGGAGTTGACGAATGAAATGGCTCTCTATCGCATACATCAAGAAGCACTCGCGCATAGAGTATGACTGCGAGGATGACCTTTTGGAGATATACGGCAACGCAGCCGAAGAGACGATCCTGAATATCACCGGTCGGTCCTTTGACGAGTTGAAAAATGCCGATGGCAAGATACCCGCACCTCTGATGCAAGCCGGTTTGATGTTGGTGGATAACTCATACCTCCAGCGCAGTCCCGCATCATCACTCAACATGTCGGCAGTGCCGTACACCTTTGACCTTCTGGTCAAGCCTTACATGAAACTAACCACGGATTGATATGGCATACAGTTCAGGAATGTTACTGGAGAGAGTGGCCGTCATGGTACGTGATGACGAGCAGAGTGGCGACTTTGGTCGCAGCTCTGCCGGTCGCAAGTACCGTTATGCCGCCACCTTCCAGACTGCTTTTGACTTCAACCGTGGCACCAAGTCACTGCGTGAAGGAGCCGTTGACGGCTATGACCGTGTGATGTTCAGGATGCGGTACAACAAAGTCGTGGACCGCAACTCCATGCTGGTTTACAAAGGCAAGACTTATCAGATTGAGTCTTTCAATGCCGACTGGCGTCAGAACACCATACAAATCACAGCCGTCGAGACACCTGGTCAAGACCTGACCAGTCTCCTCCCGCAACCCACCTCATCGGTCCCCGAAACTCCGGCAGAGCCGGAGCTGGAGCCGACGACTTTATAAACTATTTATCAACCAACCATAATTTATTATGACTAAAATTCTCACCCTCCCGCAGACGAAAGCACAGCTTGAAGCCATGCTTTCATTCTTGCAGCCGCTTGTGGACACTCAAAATATGGCCACACTCGGCTTTGGTTACGGAGTCTGCTCAACCGCTGGTGGCACAGCCGCCAAGACCGTTGACATCACCGACTTCATTCTCTACAAAGGTGCATACATCAGCGTGCTGTTCCAGAACGCTTTCACTGTCACCTCTCCTACACTGAATGTCAACAACAAGGGTGCCAAGCCCATCAAGTTGTACGGCAGTGCCATCGCCCCTGGCAAGGTACGTGCCAACACCGTGCTGACATTGGTTTATGACGGCACTAATTGGGATGTTGTGGCTATCCAGTCCCAGGCAGCTCAGTCCACCCAGGGTGCTATCGACCTCGGACTCCCCAGCGGTCTGCTGTGGGCCGAGCATAACGTCGGTGCAGCCAAGCCGGAGGATGTGGGTCTTTACTTCTCATGGGGTAACCCCACCGGCCATGCTGAAGGTTCAGGTTATGACTTCAGCCAGACCAATTATGACGCATCTGCCGGTGCTGCACTGACAGGTGACATCTCTGTCGGCGACACCTACGACATGGCTCATCACAACATGGGTGGGCAGTGGCGTCTGCCTCGTCGCACTGAGTTCCAGGAGTTGTATGACAACTGCGACCACGAGTGGATTGATGAGGATGGCATGTATGGCATGCGTTTCACCTCACGTGCGAACGGCAACAGCATCTTCTTCCCTGCCGCCGGCTACTACGACGGCACGACGCTCGGCAACCGAGGCACGAACGGGTACTACTGGTCTTCCAGTTACCTCTCGGCCACGAGCGCCTACAGCCTGGACTTCAATTCAGGAGGTGTGGATCCGCAGGGCAACGACTATCGCAGGAACGGCTTCAGCGTTCGCGCGGTTCAGTAACTTGTCTTACTTGGAACCTTTGCCCAAGAAAGTACAACCTCATTCATTCAGGCTTGCCGCATAGCGACCGCGCATCCAGCGCGGTGCGGCAAGCAGGAAGGAATGACCAGACTCAGACTCAATGGCTAAGTTCGCAGAAATCATCAGCATCGAGCAGCAGCGCACCGACCAAGCGCAATGGAATGTCATCCACTTATTCAAGGAGGGTGGCTTCTATCGTGCGTATGAGTGGAGCGCGTGGCTCATCGCCGCTATCACTTACAACGATGAGGTGCGCCAGCAGTCCAAGGACCGCAAGCCTCTCAGCGTAACCCGTAAGAAGATACGCGACAGCGAGGACACCTTCGCTTTCGTCGGATTTCCGCTCAACTCAGTCGAGAAGTTCATACCCAACCGCACTTCTTTCCAGGCAGCAAGTGACAGTCAGATTGACATCACCATCGAGCTGGCCTGGGATGGTGACTACACCTACGACAGTCTCAACGAGGCGTTCCGTAAGTGGAAGGAGGAGCAGCCGATCCAAGAGCCGAAGACCAGGCGCGATGAATCGGATGCACCCTCCACGTCATCACACCTCTCTACGTCCGGCATCATAGCCGACATCCTCGCGTGGCCTTTGGAGCAGAAGACGCCGCTTGAGAACACCATGTTCATCAGCACTCTCAAGCAGAAAATCGCCACGCTACTCTGATATGAGTACTGCGTAATGATTACGATACTAATTCAACAAAGGTTCCAAGTTAAGACAAGTTCATAGGTCGCCCGTCCTTTGGCCGTGGGCCATGGGAAAAAGAAAAGACACCGGATAGCTTCTTTGATTCTTTCCGTTAGTCGTGTCAGGTGGCGACCGACCCCAGACTATTCCTCTCAGGATTCTTCCCTGCCGCCGGCAACTACGACGGCACGACGCTCAACAACCGAGGCACGAACGGGAACTACTGGTCTTCCAGTTACAACTCGGCCACGAACGCCTACAACCTGAACTTCAATTCAGAAGGTGTGAATCCGCAGAACAACAACAATCGCAGGAACGGCTTCAGCGTTCGCGCGGTTCAGCACTTATCAAGACTCAAGAACCAACAATGAAGCACTATGAATGACGGATCGGGATATAAACTGAACAGAGACCAACTGCTGCTTGACCTTTATGTCGCCTTCTATGATGCCCGCCAGCACAAGGCCAAGATGTCTTACGTCCGTAAGTTCGAGGCACATCTGAAGAAGAACATGGATGAGCTCTGCGATGATCTTCTGACCAGACGTTATACAGCCCGACCGTCCAAGTGCTTTCGTGATAGAGTACCCGAAGAAGAGAGAAGTGTTCGCGGCTATGTTCCGAGACCGTGTTGTACATCATCTCTACTTCAACTACTGCCACGAGCTCTTTGAACGTACTTTCATACAAGACTCCTACTCGTGTATCGTAGGGCGCGGCACGCATTACGGCATCGACCGCCTTGGGATGCACATACGTCAGGAGAGCCAGAACTGGACGCAGCCTTGCTACGCCATGAACCTGGACATCCGTGGTTATTTCATGCACATACGCCGCAAGCGTCTGCTGGAGATAGCCACCGGCACCATCCTCAAGATGGCCGATCATCGCATACACCACGACTCACCTGAGAGGTGGCGTGACCGTATCGACATCGACTTCGTTTGTTGGCTCACCGAGCAGATCATATTACTTGATCCAAAGACCAACTGTGAGATTGTGGGCTCTCTTGATGACTGGAACGGCTTGGACCATAACAAGTCACTCTTCTGGACACCAGAAGGATGCGGCTTGCCGATTGGTAACCTCACCAGCCAACTCTTCTCGAATGTCTATCTCAACGAGTTCGACCAATTCATGAAGCGCACGCTGGGTGTGAAGCATTACGGTCGTTATGTCGATGACTCGTATGTGGTCAGTGCCGACCGTGAGTGGTTGCTGAGCATCGTGCCTCAGATTCGCCGGTTCCTTGAGGATGACCTGGGTCTGGAGCTTCACATGGGTAAGTTGCATGTGCGTGACATACGCCAAGGTGTTGAGTTCCTTGGCGCGTTTGTCAAGCCTTACCGCGATTACGTGTCCAACAAGACGCTGAGCCGCATGAAGCAGAACATGTCCACGCTGGACTTGAGAAATCCTGAGAATGTCAGTTTC